TGCTTGCCATAGCAATTAAAAGAATAGCTGATGCTACCCATTTAATATACCAATCAATTGTATACTTAGGAGTTGCGCTCTTAAATATACGCTTTGAATTTTTTAGTTCTTGTTCGTTAAATTTCGGTGAATTCATATTTTACATTAGCCTCTTTAAATATTTCATGTGTTTTTTCTATTGCTTCTTTCCATCTATCTGGAGTATTTTCTGAAAGCGATACAACTCTAGATATTCCTGCTTGTATTATACCTAATGAGCAATGACCACAAACTGGTAAACCATAAATATATAATATAGAATCTTTTAAAGATATTCCATTTTCTGCAGCATTATATATACAATTCATTTCTGCATGAACTACATATTGATACTTTGTTTCTCTATGATTATATCTTTCTTTACTATCTTCAATACCTTTAGGAAATCCATTATATCCTGTTGCTAATATTTTTCTATCTCTTACAGCAATTGCACCTATTTTTCTACTTGGGTCTTTACTCCATGTAGATATTTCACGAGCAATATCAAGAAATCTTTTATCCCATTTCGACAAGATTGAAATGCCTCTCATAAACATGCAAGTTTTGTACTTGCCAATAAATATTGCCACCGCTTTTAAGTGGATGACCATTATAATATAAGTCTGTTTCTAGTTTTTCTAGTACATACTTTTGCCATGCATAATCATTTCGATAACCGTATACAACATCATTGCTTCTCATTTGAACTACACAATGTAATTGTTCATCTCTTATATAGTACGTGACTGCGTTAGTACAAATAAAATCGTTTTTACCATCTTCTTTATAGTCACGCCAAACGCTTGGTCTTTGATATACCATTGAAGCTCTACGAGAATCAGGATTAACTTCACCTAATTCTTTTAGTACTTGATTATATTGATTGTGAAACTTTTTACTAAAGATAAGATGGCCATAATTCGAATTGATTTCGCCATATTCATTTGCAGAATATTGCCAGGCAGCTGGAGCGCCACCATATATTTTTGCAAGCTTCATAATGTTTGTTGATTTAGAATTATACCATTCTATTTCAGCATCAATATATTTTTGATTAGGAGTACCAAAGATTGCAGGTTTATCTGCTAAGAATGATGCACCGAGTATTTCGATTGTTTTACATCCAGTCTTATCTTTAGTAAACTGTTTGCTTTCAAGAGCATTGACAAATATCTCTGCGATATCTTTAGTCGTCTGCATTTTGAATCCTATTGTTAAACATATCTCTTTGTGGGTCTTGGCCTTCCATTTTACCACGAGCATAAGCTACTGCAAAAGAGCAATAGTTAATCATGTCTTTATATGTATCTTCAATACTTTCGAAGTTTGGGTCATCGGCTGATTCAAGCAATGAAGTTGCTCTCATCATTTTACCAAGAATAATATCATGAATCGTATCAATGCCACGTCTATAATGCATGGCTTGGACTACTGTTGATTCAGAACTTTGATAGTCTTGGGATTTTTTAGTTTGTAGTTCTGCGCATTCTTGCAGGACTCTTAAGCTTTCTTTCATAATGTCTCCATAATTAATTAGATATATCTATTATACCATACTTTGGCATAAATGTAAAGGTTTATTTTTTAAATATTTTACTACTTGTATGTTTTCGTAGTTCATCGCCTTTGCCTGGAAAGGTTGTTATAAGTTTCATTTTACTAATTGGCCAACCTTCCATTTTTCTGCCAGTCTTAGTTGTTATCATTGTAGTATCTTCTCTATCGATACATTCCCATAACATTGCGTCAGGAGAATTGTCATACTCAACAAAGAAAAGACGGTCAACTGATTTACATTTCTTAGCTTGATTTTTCCAAGCAGTGTTAACTGTAAAATAACCAAATGGATGTCTATTTTGCGTCTTAACTTCTGCAGTTTCTTCGCCAATCATTCCATCCTTTTCACTGTCATATTTGTACGTACTTTGCGTACCATTATAATATTCAAACACAAGCTTTTCGCCTATGTCACCCATCTTTTCTTTTTTTGTTACCATTATAATCTTTTTGTATAAATTAAGCCTTCACTAATTAATACTTCTCTATTCCACATGTGGCCTTTTTCAGTATCATCTTTAGATTGTCCAAAGTATGGAACAGCATGACAGTCTTTTATCATTTGCTGATTAACACTAAATGTTGAATCACCGACAAAAAGTTCACCAAGTATTCTACCAAACTTACCTTTGTCATGAGATTGCAATTGAACTTTTTGGTCTTTTAAAAGTTTCTTTAAATGTTCTTTAGAAGCTAGTCCATAGAACTTTTCTTCTAAATCTCTTGTTCTAGATTCTGGAGTATCAATACCCATCATTCTAACTCTTTGTTTTTTGTAGACCATTCCAAATCCTAAGTCAATATCTACATCAACTGTATCTCCATCTACGATTCTTGTTACTGTCACGTTATATCTATAGCTCATTAGTCTTCTCCTATTACTGCTTTAATGTGGTCAGCGTCTATAATAACAGCTGCATTACCATCAACATTTACTGCCATTGACTTTGACCAATCTAAAAAGACTCTTTGTCCTGTCATGACTTTATCTAAAGCTCCAGTACTAACTGCTAAAACTAATCCTGGTTTACTTGCGTTGTCAATATTTTCAGTAAGTATAATACCACCGGCTGATTGACTTTCTTTTTGTACTTCTGTTACGAGTACATTGTTTCCTAACATTTTCATAATATCTCCTATTTGTAGAATATGTGGTTATTTATAATAACAGTTTGATTGAGTGAATCTGCCCAATAAGGATGGACTCTATCATTGTGATAATGTGTTGACCCCTCTGTAATATCCGGATATGCTCCTTGTATTACATCTCTTGCTATGTGTAATGATTTAAGCCATGTTGGACTATCTTCTGGGTCGTCTGATTTGCCATCACAAAACCAACTAAACTGGCATTGATTACGTATGGGAATCATTTCGCCTAACCAGTTTTCTTTCCACTTAGCTTGGTAAATAACTCCACAAACATCTGTTGGATAATTTGGATGTTCTGTTCTATTTAGAACAACATGAGCAACAGCTACTTTTCCAGCTAATGGTTGATTACCAGCTTCAAAGTAAATGTTTTGAGCCATACAATAAATATCATTGTTGGCGTCTGAAGCTTCAACCTTTGGAACAGCAAACATTACTGCACCTAGCATGAAACCAAATAACATTCCATATAGAAATGCTTTATATTCATCTGTCATATATTATTTTTAAACACGAATTCAATAGCTCGTGCTGCCTCCTTTTCTAAATCTCTTTTATTATACCACCCACCAGTATCAGTATCTAAATCTCTACAGATATATTCGATTTCTTTTGGTGTAATTGGATAACCTTTACTATGAGCATTACCAGCAGTTGTTAACATGATTTGATACATTTTTGCATACCAACCAGTTCCACTGATACCTTTATATTCGTCAACTTGTTTTTTATTAACAAAAGGACAATCACGATATGATGTCCATGTATAATTTGTATTGTTCAATTCATTTCTTTTTCTTTCAAGTAAAGCTTTTTGTATTGCTTCTGGAAAACGATCGAACATTGTTTGATTAGGTTTAACGTATGGATATTGTTCCATAAGTTTATGTGGGTTCATAATATCTCCATCGTGAGAAAATATGAAATTAAAACTGTTTTTGTATTTAGCAGGAACATAATACATTCTGCTTAAGTCTTTGGTTTGAGCATCAGCAATATCGCCAATCTCTTTGTTTAAAGCATACCAAAAATGCTTAATGTCTTCTTTATCAACGAATTCTGTTAATGGAAAGACGAGTCTAAACTTTGGTGATTCAACTGTAGATGATGCTGTTGAATAACATACATAACGATACTTATCATACTTTGATTCAATATCTTTCATATCACCTTCATAATCATCAATATCAAGAATACCAAAGCCAGCCCAACCAACAACATTATCATTTGCACGAGTAGTACCAGTTTGATATATTGCTGGACTTAAAAGCGGAGCATCTTTCTTTGTAGGATATTTAGTCGACTCAGAAAGCTTATAGAGAATAGCCTCGAACTCGTCGAAACTATTATAATCCATACGCTTATCTGTTTTGTTATCGTATATATTATCGAATATTGTGCAACTTACCATGATTTCCTTCGTGACTTGGTCCTTCCCAACCTTCTGGTTTGATTAGGTCTGGTAATCCTAGTGGATTAGGTCTTTCAGGTTTTACTCCTACTGTTTTATTTAAGTTTGCTTTTAGAACTTCATCCCAAGCTTTATATGGGTCAACACCAAATGCATCAAGTGTTCCAATAGCAACAACACATATATCGATTAAACCATCGACAATTTCTTCTGCATCGTTATTGGTTAATGCTGCTTCAGTTTCCATAAGTTCTTCTCTTATAAATTTGATTCTAAATCCAAGATAAGCACGTAGCTTTTCAGCGTTGTCTTTATTATCATGAATCCATTTATGAACTCCATACTTATACTGCATGTCTTGAATATCTTTTATCCAGTTTTGGCTCATGTTATGATTCCTGATTTTGCTGTTACGATTCCACTATCCATTTGTCTGACTTGGTCAACCAGTTCGTCTACTGGGTCAACAATAAAAACAACAAAGCGTCTATCGATTAATACTCCACTTTTTGCTTTTGTATAAGCCATGAATGGCATGAATCCGATTTTACCTTCTCCTGCAGGAATAAGTGAATAGCCGTTTTCAATATTGATACTCTTTTCGCTTTCTCTTACTTTACCGACAATTTCCTCTCCTGAGGATAATCTTACTAATTTCATATTTTTCTCCATATTAGTCTATTATACCACATTTTTACGCAAATGTAAACGTTTTTATCCAAAAAAATCCTCCAGGCTTGCAACTTCTTTCGAAGTCCAACCTACTGCTTCCAAGACTGGTTCAATAGGATCGAGGAATGTTTTTTGAAACTGTGTTTCATGGTCGATGTATTTTCTTAAGCCAAACTCATCTGGAAGATAAGATGGGAAAGCAATTACATTTTCATGAATTGAATTTGGTTGACGAAGATATATGAACTTAATCTTTTCGCCATTGTTTATAAGTTCGTATTTCTTTTTAAGCTGATTGTCTTCAATTAGTTTATTGTAAAGAATAGCTCCACGAACATGTATAGGCGTTCCTTTTTTATAGAGAGTATTTCTATCTTGGAACTTTTTAACTTGAGTCACTCCACGTGGAAATGCAATCTGGTCAGGTTCAAGAGTTTTGAAATAGTTCTTAAACTGTTCGATAGCTTGTTGAACTGTATTTTCATCTTCTTTCATTATGACTTTGAATATATTTTTAAGAGCATCACGACATGGTTCAGGTGTAGAAGACTTAATTGCTTCAATACCCATAATCTTAAGCTTTGGCTCGGCATATCTTACGCCTTCGTTATCATGTACATTCATAATATATCTTTTCTTTGCAGTCCAAAGCGCACGGTCAGCGATTGCTTCACGTTTCATAACCATACGATTATCTACTCCACCAAGATACTTATACAATTGCTCATAAGACTTTTCAAGCTCTGGTTCAAGCGCTTCACTAGCAACTTTATCTAGAAAGTCGATTGTATTTTCAGGTTTGAATTTTTGTACAAAGTCATTTAAGCATACATACAACGAGTCTGTGTCGATGGCAATAACATAGTCTTTCCATTTTTCAGGTTTGAGCACTCTATTGAGATAGGTGTTAAGCGAATATTCGGCCCATCGAATTGTAAGTTGTCCGGTGAGGGTAATTGCTTCTGCGATTCTCTGGTCAAAGAATCGAAAATAGCGATTGCCAAGAGCACCATACAAACTGTTAAGAAGAATCTTAATAGCCATTTGTCTGTTTTCGGCAATTGCAATATCTCTTTCAATTTGATATAATTTTTGTTTGTCATTTTTATCTACCTTTTCTTTTTCTTTTTGAGCGTTAATCATTTCTTGTTTAATACCAACACGCTCTTTATACATCTCATCGATAATGAATGGTATTATACCTGGCTTATCTACATTAAAATATTGTCCATTAGCTGCAAGAGCTTTACCTTTATTAGGAGCGATACGATGTTCGCTTATAGCACTATCAATATCGAATTGAGCAATCTCTCCATTAGCAATCGTTTCAGGCGACATATTGTATTGCATAATGATTGATGGATAGAGAGAGTTTAAGTCAAAAGAAACAACGTTATCATGTATTCCTACTTGTGGGTCTTTAACAAAGCCACCTGGATAGTTAGACTTTACTTTATCTTCAACGAAAGGTATAGCAATATTGTTTGCAAATAATCTGCGATAGATAATCGTATCCCATATCATTGTAGTACCGAATGTATCGTTATAGTTAACGCCAGCTTTATATGCCATTGTCATACAAAGAGTAATCAATCCAAGCTTATCTTCGATTTTGTCGACAAGCTCAACGTCTTTGATATTATAGTCAATAAACTTTTGGTGATTATGTTTGTAAAGAGTATGAAGATTCGAATACTCATCATAAGATAGTTTCTTTTCTCCTAACACGACATGAGCAATGTTATCAAGTTTATAAGATTCTTGTGGTCCATAAGAATAACCAAACTTCTTAAATAGGTCAAGGTAATCAAGTTGAGATATACCTTTAAGTTCATAAGCAGTTTGAGTCCTTCCCATCTTAGTTACGTCTTGTCTATCAATCATTCCCCAAGGACTGAGTCTTTTTACGTAAGCTTCTCCAAGCATACGATTGATTCTATTCACAAGGTATGGAATATCAAAGAACCTTGAATTCCAGCCAGTCACGACATCAGGACAATATTGTTGAGATGACCAATGAGTAATAAAATTAATAAGCAAGTCATCTTCGCGGTCAAACTTACGATATACTACCATGTGGTCTTTCATATAAGATTTGTCAGTATCATAATCACCTAAGCCCCAGACATAATAAGTATTGCCAATATTGTTTTTCATACAAATGGCTGTAATCTTATGGTCGGCTTTTTCAGGCTCAGGGAATCCATCGTCAGAAGCAACTTCAATATCAATTGTTGATACGTTGATTTTGTTTCGATCGAATTCGATATTACCAGGATAGTAATCATTAATGAATGCTGGAACGTACTTTGTGTTTCCATATATCTTTTTACCAGATACGCCTTTATTAGCTTGAACATACTCGTTAGCAGTTCTCATGGATTCGAACCTTTTGCCAGCATTTGCTACACCTACAGGATTTCCATCAAGCGATTTCCACTTGGTAGGAAGATTGGTAGATGTAAAAAGGATTGGTTCGTATTTGACTTTCTTTTCAATTCGTCTTCCGTGGTCATATCCTCGTAAGAGAATCATATTACCATATCGAGACACATTAGTATAGAATTTCATCATATGTATATTATACCATAGTTTAGGTTAAATGTAAAGGTTTATTTTCATTTATTTTCAAAAGATTGGGGGTAATTGCTTACCCCCGCATGATTATGTCAATTTGGTCTTAAAATCCAGCAGCTTGAGCTATCATTAACGCTGGTGCTAATCCTAAGATTAGTCCTGTTGTTAACAAAGCTATAGTAACAGTTTTTAAGGCCTCGGCAACGTCTTCATACTTATCCATAAGATGGACTATATGTTTCATGTTGTTCTCCAGTAAATAGTTTATTACATATCTACTGAGTTGTCGCTGCTCGCCAGTTTACCCTTTCAGGTATTCTTTCTTCTTTGATGCCCCAGCAGACCCTAATTCGATCTTTCTAGGACGCTTTTCTTCTGGAAGTTCTACTCTGGCATACACCACTAGTATTCCATCCTTCAAATCAGCACCGTCTATTACAACAAATTCTGAGAGTCGAAATGATTTCTCAAATTTGCGGGACGATATACCTTTATATGCGTATTCACGCTCAGCTGGCTCCACCTCTCCTTTGACTTTCAATATGCCATCTTTAAGTTGGATATCAATATCCTTTTCCTTAAATCCAGCAATTGCAAGCTCGATGAGAAATTTCTCATCATCGATTTTCACAACGTTATGTGGTGGATAGTTATCAGTTCCAGACCTAGCACTTTGATGAATCCTTTCTAAGTCTTCAAACAATGTGTCAAATCCGACAAAAAGTGAACGCGGTACGTTCAAAGTATTTCTTACCATTTTTATTTCCTCCTATTAAATAGCAAGGTTGTGGGAACCGGTCCAATACCGCATTCCTCGTTATATATTTATACAAGCTTTGTTGCTAGTTTAAATAAATTTTTTATAAGTAGATTTTTACTACTTTATTTAGTCTGCCTGCTTTCATAAATTTATGAAAATTCTTCCAGGCCTTTTTAATTTTTTTCTCCATTATTAGAGTTCCCTATGTTATACTTAGGGCATAGTTCCCATTGAGTTTTTTCCTTAAAAGGAATCACCTTAATTTGTCTCAATGGTGCTAAATCTTTAGAAGATTCAGGCTTCATAATAGTTACTAAACCCCAGTCGGCTAGTAATGTCGCAATTGTATTTCTACGTTGTACATCATTCTCAAGTAAACTAGATGGTTTTCCATCTAGTAAAAATAGTTCTTTAAAGTGAACTATAAAATATCTACCTTGCTTATGTAATATATGGCAAGATTGAAAAAGCTTCTGGTCTTTCCTAGAAGCTACACCTATACGTGTTAATGTTTCACGTATCTTTAAAAAGTCGTCTGGTTCGTTTAGAGAGACTTCTAACATAGAGTTAGGAGTCCAATCTGTAATTTGTATGTTATTGTTTTCCACCTTTATAAATCCTTTGTTTCAATTGTTCAATATTTTCATTACTCATTAATGATAATGCAGATTTAGCCTTTTCGTCACTATACCCATAATTTTCTTTGATGAGTTCTAGATGGTCAATATCACTGGCCTTAATCCACTTAGACCATCTTTTCTTCTTTCTAATTATATTTATAAGAAAATCGAACTGAACGCGATGGTCTAGGTGATGATGTTTATTCATTTCATTAGCATACAATACAGTGTCTTTAAAGAAAGAAAGACCACGATTTATAATGAAAGGATTGTATTCTTTCTCAGCAATGTCATCAACCATGATATCTTTCTTGGTTTCATTAATTGCTTTTAAGTAATCGAATGGACTCATTGTTTATCTATGAACGTTTGAGCGTCTGATTTTTTGGTGAATGTTCTTTCAGAAATAATAACATTTGCAGAATCGAATTCAACTGCTCTATACTGTTCTTTTTGACCTTCAAAATGAATGGTTACTATATCCCATCGAGTAGTCGTTTCTTGTTCTACGATTTCACCACCAAATGGTAAGTTTACGAATTTTTTCATTTGAATTTTACTCCTGCCATTACTTCAGTTAAACATGCAACCATATTCAATTCATGGTCTGCAACGAAGCTATTCTTATATTGATAATCGGCCAGAATAAGTACCAATTGTGGTATTGATTGAGGCTCTACGTATTCATTCATGTTATCGTATACTTTACGAAACATTGTTGCTGGTTCTACATCGATATTATCAGCAACCCATTGTCTCATCTTCCTAAAGTCTTTTACTTTAAGAGAAGACATGAGAGTATCTAGACTAATATCATTTACATTGACTAATATACCACTATCGATTTTACCAAAGTTTGAGTATCGTTGTAGCTCATTAAGTGTTCTTCTGAAATCTGGAAAGTATTTCATTATCAGTTCAGCAATAACTGCTGGTTCTGAGTTGATACTTTCTACAGATAAGATTTGTTGAACCCTTTGCATAAACTGACCAGCAAGAGCTTCTTTCTCTTTCTTTGGCATCGCAAATTCGATAACGCTGGTTCTTGAATGTAATGGTTCTATTATACGATTCTTGAAATTACAAGTAAGTATAAATCTACAGTTTGCTGAAAACTCTTCGATAAATCCACGCAAAGCTGGTTGAGTGGATTGTGGATTAAGGTAATCCGCTTCGTCCAAGATGACGACTTTGAGGCCGCCTGATAAGGAAACGGACGAAGCGAATTGTTTGATTTTGTTTCTTAGAGTATCAATACCTGATTCTTCTGAACCATTAATGATTATATAATCTAAGTCTAACTCATTGCAAAGTGCTCTGGCTACTGTGGTCTTTCCTGTACCAGCAGTACCAGTGAACATCATATTTTGAAGTTCGCCTTTGTCTAAAACATTTTGAAATATCTTTTTAAGGTCTAGTGATAGTACACATTCCTCTACTTTTCTTGGGCGATATTTTTCTACCCATAGGAACTCTTCCATTATAGTACCTCCCAACCTTCTACAGTATCTAACCTAAAAGACCTCCATGCGTTTTTGTCTAATGACCAAACTGGAAATGCTTCCATTGAGTTAGCTGTATAATTGATTTCTGTTTTAATTCCATTTGCTTTTAACACATCTGGATTTAGAGTACAAGGCATAACTCTTATTTCGCCTGTATCTATTTTTTTAAATGTGACTGTGACTTGCCCTTTTTGTAAAGCCTCGAGCAGTTTGGCTTTTTCATTGTTGTTCATAATATATCCTATAATTAAATTTGAGGGGACTTTCACCCCTCGTGTATTAACCTTCGACTGAATCTTCAGCAGGTGTATCAACAACTTCAGGTACTTGACCTTCTGGTGTTTCATTACCTTTTGAAGCGGCGTTTAGAAATGCTACTGTTCTAGTCCTTAGACTACCAACAGCTTCAAGTTCAGGTCCTTCGAATCCACCTCTCTTGGAACAAATATCAATTATTTGAACCATAGTAGCGATGTCTTGTAAAGACAATTGAACTGCTTCTTCAGTTGTTTCAGCCGTTTCGTTATTCACTTCTTCTGACATAATTTTCTCCTATGCATAGTTACGAAAATAAGAAGACCCGCCCCATGCGGCATCTTCCATTCCTACAATATATTTATACATTGTAGCTTGAGTTTTTCTCAAGAGCGATAAAATAATCAACAGGATAATTACTATTAGTCCAGTTAGAGATTAGCTTTGAGCTTATGCTTACAAAGTAATCGCCTGGTAGCAATTTCAAGTTGGGTATACTTACCACGAAGTTAAACTCATTTTTACATGAGTTGTCTTTATCTAGTTCAATCTCAAATAAGTTTGAAGTCGAGTCTCTTGTATCGAGTACAGAGGCTGTAATAACTCCAGAATTACCTGTGATTGCTAGTTCAGTATGACCAAGAACAGCAGCAGCTTTACGAATCTGATTTAGTTTATCTTCTTCGATATTAACTCCAACTTCTGGTTCTGGCATCTGAATATCTTTTTGAGGAGTGGTTAGGATATCGCTTTCAGAAAAGAAATATCTTATCTTTTGTCCACTACCTGTAATCAATACTGCTTTATCTTCAAACTCTAAATTAGGAGTATCAATAAGGCTTAAGACTGATAAGAATTCGTTTAAGTCATAGACTCCGAACTCTTTAGGAAAGTCTTCTACTATTTCAGCTGATGCTAGAATAGTTTTAGACTCTGAAATAGTCTTCAGCTTTTGTCCTGGTTTGAATACAATATTTGGATTTATTGTTGCGAAGTTTTTTAACACATTCAAGGTGTCATTTGATAAGTTCATATTTTCTCCATAATATAACTATTATACCATACTTTCAATGAAAAGTAAACGATTATTTTTCATTTTTGTCATGGCAATTCAGAGCGATTATAGTATAATGTAAAATTTTAAGAAGGTCTGCTCTGTTATGACCTTCTTTTTTACCATACCTTTGCGCGTACTTAAGTACGTTTCCTAATGCAAAACCCATGCCATGACCACAATCAATAATGAATTCAGTTGATTGAAACTGATTCTTTGAATAATGACCACCATAGGTTTTGTCAATATAATTCTGGAGCTCTTCAATAAGAGCTCCTTCGTTAAATTTGTAATCTGGTTGTTGTTTCTTTTTATTAAACATCTAAATCCTCAGTCATTTCAGGATTGTACTCATCAGCATCTACTTTACTGTATAAGTCAAGGAAAGCTTCTTTAGTATCAGAGTCAAACCTTGAGATACATAAGTCAATTGCTTTGTCTCTTTTCTCAAAGATTGAGAATGTTTGAATAATATGACATAGCCTTCTTGTTGAAATAACTTCATCGACACCATCATCATAAAATGTTTTTCTGATAATATCAGCCCAAAGGACTAGCTTTTCAGCAAAGTCTTCATCCATACAATTGAATTTCTCCATGTGTTTGAATACAATCTTTTTCTCTATGTTAAGAGATGGGAACTGTTGGTCAACTGATATTGTAAACCTTTCAAGGAAAGCATCATCGATGATTGAGGCTGCTGTGAACCTTCCATCTTCTGAACCTTTACCTTTTGTATTTGCAGTTGCTATAACATTAAATCCATTAGCAGGCTGAACAATTTCTCCAGTCTTTTTAACAAGTACTGGTTTACCTTCAAGGATTCCTTGTAAGCACATAATTTTATTTGTAGCTCTA